CGGTTAATTTATTCAGGGGAAGGCTGTATGGGAAAAGGTGGCGGTAAGGCACACACGCCTCGTGAGGCGAAGGATAATCTCAAATCCACGCAGATGATGAGCGTGATTGATGCGATTGGTGAGGGACTGATAGAAGGTCCGGTGAAGGGACTGCAGAGTATCCTGGTGAACAAAACCCCGCTGACGGACACGGACGGTAATCCCGTGATACACGGTGTGACGGCGGTCTGACGCGCCGGGGAGCAGGAGCAGACACCACCGGAAGGCTTTGAGTCCTCCGGTGCTGAAACCGGACTGGGCGTGGAAGTGACGAAGGCAAAACCGGTGACGCGCACCATTACGTCCGCGAACATTGACCGCCTGCGGGTTACCTTCGGGGTGCAGTCACTGGTGCAGACCACGTCAAAGGGTGACCGAAACCCGACATCCGTCCGCCTGCTGATTCAGTTACAGCGTAACGGTAACTGGGTGACAGAAAAGGATGTCACCATTAACGGCAAGACCACCTCGCAGTTTCTGGCGTCGGTGATTCTGGATAATCTGCCTCCCCGTCCTTTTAACATCCGGATGGTCCGGGAGACAGCGGACAGCACCACGGACCAGCTGCAGAATAAGACGCTGTGGTCGTCATACACCGAAATCATCGATGTGAAACAGTGCTACCCGAACACGGCCATTGTGGGGCTGCAGGTGGATGCGGAGCAGTTCGGCGGCCAGCAGATGACGGTGAACTACCATATCCGCGGTCGCATCATCCAGGTGCCGTCAAACTATGACCCGGAAAAACGCACGTACAGTGGTATCTGGGACGGTAGCCTGAAACCGGCATACAGCAACAATCCGGCCTGGTGTCTGTGGGACATGCTGACTCACCCGCGCTACGGCATGGGAAAACGTCTGGGGGCGGCGGATGTGGACAAGTGGGCGCTGTATGCCATCGGGCAGTACTGCGACCAGACGGTCCCGGATAGTTTCGGGGAGACCGAGCCGCGGATGACCTTCAATGCGTACCTGGCACAACAGCGTAAGGCATGGGACGTGCTCAGTGATTTCTGCTCGGCGATGCGCTGTATGCCGGTATGGAACGGCCAGACGCTGACGTTTGTTCAGGACCGCCCGTCGGATGTGGTGTGGCCGTACACCAACAGCGATGTGGTGGTGGATGATAACGGCGTGGGTTTCCGCTACAGCTTCAGTGCCCTGAAGGACCGGCACACGGCGGTGGAGGTGAATTATACCGACCCGCAGAACGGCTGGCAGACCTCCACGGAACTGGTGGAAGACCCGGAAGCCATACTGCGCTACGGACGCAACCTGCTGAAGATGGACGCGTTCGGCTGTACCAGCCGCGGTCAGGCCCACCGTGCCGGACTGTGGGTGATAAAGACCGAACTGCTGGAAACGCAGACGGTGGATTTCACGCTCGGGTCTCAGGGGCTGCGGCACACACCCGGTGACATCATTGAAATCTGTGATAACGACTATGCCGGGACCCTGACCGGCGGACGTGTCCTGTCCATTGATGCTGCCACCCGCACTCTGACGCTGGACCGTGAAGTGACACTTCCGGAGACCGGTGCCGCCACGGTGAACCTGATTAACGGCAGCGGTAAGCCGGTGAGTGTGGACATCACCGAACACCCCGCGCCGGACCGGATACAGGTCAGTACCCTGCCTGATGGTGTGGAGACATACGGGGTGTGGGGACTCTCCCTGCCGTCACTGCGCCGTCTCCTGTTCCGCTGTGTCTCCGTCCGGGAAAACACGGACGGCACCTTTGCCATCACGGCGGTGCAGCACGTACTGGAAAAAGAAGCCATCGTGGATAACGGTGCCCGCTTTGAGCCGCAGTCAGGTTCCCTGAACAGCGTCATCCCACCGGCAGTGCAGCACCTGACGGCCAGTATCTGGCGCAGGCGAAATGGGACACGCCGCGGGTGGTGAAGGGTGTGCGCTTCAGTCTGCGCCTGACCAGTGGTAAGGGAACGGATGCCAGACTGGTGACCACCGCCATCACCGCAGACACGGAGCACCGTTTCAGCGGCCTGCCGCTCGGGGAATACACCCTGACGGTGCGGGCGATAAACAGCTATGGCCAGCAGGGTGAACCTGCCACCACCACCTTCCGGATTGCCGCACCGGCAGCACCGTCGCGGATTGAGCTGACGCCGGGCTATTTTCAGATAACCGCCACGCCGCATCTTGCGGTTTATGATCCGACGGTACAGTTTGAGTTCTGGTTCTCGGAAAAGCGGATTGCGGATATCAGGCAGGTTGAAACCAGCGCCCGCTATCTTGGCACGGCGCTGTACTGGATAGCCGCCAGTATCAATATCAAACCGGGCCATGATTATTACTTTTATATCCGCAGTGTGAACACCGTTGGCAAATCGGCATTCGTGGAGGCTGTCGGTCGGGCGAGCGATGATGCGGAAGGTTACTTGGATTTTTTCAAAGGAGA